CCTATAAGCTCTTGTGTGTGCATCTGTGGCTGAAAGAAGTTAATAGCAGGAGCCTCTTTCATTTGCATAGAGGTAGATTCCCACCGCTTCCACGGATAGAGAGGTGATTTATCATCGCACCTATCTTTATTAATCTCAACCTGTGGACCTGATGCAATTGCTATGTTATTCTGCAAAGCACGGGTAATAGAGTTAATAATATCTTCAATAGGTTCGGCAAACTCGACAAGACCCTCACCCCAAATCCAAGCAGGGTTCTTAGCCCACGAAGAGATATGATAAGGCTTGCGACCAAGACTATCTGGATTAATAACAGCTTTAATTACGTGCTCACCAATCTTCCAGCAGTTAGCTTGGTACTGTGTATCAGGATCAATCTCGCCTTCAGCACCCCACTCAACAAGAAGACGGCCTGGAATAGTTCCGTAGAACTCTTGAGCTAGAATAATATCTAAAGAAGGTTGACCTAGAGAAACACCAGACAAACTCTTCTCATGTTCAATCTGCTTAACTGCTGTTTCATCATCTATAGAGAACCACTTAGACTTAAGCTCACCTTTAGAGTACTCAGCTAGAACAGCTCGCACCTCAGCTTCGCTGTACCCAGGAACACCAATCAAATCGGAAATAGATTGTTTAGTTAGTTCGTGAATCTCTATAACATCCCCATCAGAAATCTTCTTCATATTCTTCTGAGGATAAAAATTAAACGGGGACACACAATAAACGTCATTAACCAGGGTGTCTATTGTGGTGATAGCAAACCCACCAGTTGCAGGATCAGGTTGCCACACGGCCTTCTTTTTCTTTGTAAGAATTGGGCCTTTTATAATTCCCGCTTTGGTACGAATAAAGTACCAGAGAAACTCTTTGAACGCATCGTTCCAACCACCTTCCTGGTTCTGGTCACGAATTAGTAGAGAGGCTCTCTGGCACCGCTCTTTGGCATCTTTAACAAGCTCTTCTTGCGCTTTCTGAAGAGCCTGCTCGTGCCATTCTTGCATAAGATTAGCCACTTGCTGTGGGTCAGCCTGAGCACCAGAAGCCTGCAACTGAGCTAGCATCTGTGTGCCCTGCTGGTTAATCTCTTGTTCTAACTGCTGCCTAGTTTCATCTGGAAGATCAGGCTCAGCCGTTGGCTCAATATCCCACGGAAGATCATTATCCCCACGGTAAATATCTTTAATCCAACTATCTGCCGATCTACACTTGTTCTCGGATACACGTATAAAAACTTCAGAGCCTTTAAACGCTTTTATAGCGGCAAGTTTAGCTGGCTCGTACTCACCGCGAACTCGCCTAAAGTTCTTAACCATCTCAATTCGCACTTGACGGTTATCTTCTTTATTCCGATCCCAAACTTTAGCTATGTGTTTAGAAATACCTTTAACCACAGTATTATCAGTGGGTTTGAGCATAGCAGCTAACTCAGCTAGTTTAGAGGCATCGTCAGTTTGGCGTGCTTGGTCTTGTGCTTGAGATTCCTGAAGACTTTGTATAAGGGCCATTACTTACCACTCTTAAGTTTTTTAAAAAGCAAGTCCAAATCGTCCTTAATATCAGATAAAAGCTGTTCTGGAGTCATTTTTTCGTCCATTTGCTTGTCTTCAGCCCTCATTTCAGAGGCCGTATCGTCGCTTTCATCTTCTGTTTCTGGGGTATTATCTACCTTCAATTTAGCTTTTTTGAGTGTTTCTAGTGGGTTTGCCATGATTTAATAACCCCCTTTAGACATAAAAGCAGGCATACCACGCTTAGGAGGAGTCTTACCAGCTTTCTGTTTAGCAAAAGACTGTCCGTTCTTATCAGCAGCGGCAGCAATCTTAGCAGATGCAGCAACCTCCGCAGCCGTTTCAGGTTTAGAACCACTTTTCTGTGCTTTAAACTTCTTCAACTGCTCAAGCGGATTAGCCATTTTGTAGTCCCCTATTAAGCCCGTGGGCGTGTTTGAATGAATATGGTAATGGCAAACACTATACAATCAATAGAAATATTTATTTTCGGAAGAAATCTTTATTTTTTGGTATACAAATGTTTTTAGATGGTGTATACTATTTATAGATAGATTGAACTAAGTAATTGTCGGGATATATCGGCGGGGTTACTTGGTGTTGGGTCGATACCGTGGAGTGCATCAAATCGACAGCGTGGGAGAATCCTAGAGCGTGATGTGTGCAGGCTGATAGCTTGTTTTAGTCTAGGGATTGGTTGGCATGATTATCAGAGATTGCTGACCCCGTAACGACGACTCAGGGAAGAGATAGAGTGACTGTTACCGGAAGAGTTCTGAAACTAGGTTTAGTCTCTTTTTTTTTTAAGACTACCTAGGAGTAGGGATTTTTCCGTTCTCAAACTAGAAAAGAGATATAATAAACTAATAGAAACAAATACATAGAAAGTCTTTATATAGCTTTTGACTTTATAGTAGGTTTTGACTAGGTTTTAGAAAGGAATTTAAATGTTTATATACAATAAAGACAAAGGAAATAAATACCATATAGTCAAAGGAAACAATACTAAATGTAAGTTATTCAATAACAAACAGATACCAAACCAAGAATATACAAAGACAGATAAAATACCTAAAGATCGTAGATTATGTTGTATTTGTTGTTCTCTTTAATTTATAACTCTTCGTGCAAAAAGAAAGGCTCCCGTTGTTTGGGAGCCATCTTTGTATCTAAATTTAATTCAAGGGGCTATACCCCCGTAGAATCAATCCACGAAGCGCGATTAAATACTCCTCAACTGGAAGTGCATCCCATCGGGATTCTTCCAATCACCACCCCAATCAAACCCAACATCTGTAAAACATTTAACAAATTCAGGTGTTAGCGTCGGTTTACTTCCCATCTGATTTGTACTAGCATTTAGATCAACAGCCACTCCCCAAGAGTGAAGAGACATACTTTTAGAACCACGCATTTGTCTGATGTTAAAACACCCATCAAAAGAATGAAGCTCCCCACCCAAACCCCTCTCTAACAGATTTGTAAAGGCCAGACCCAACGGGCCCACCATATCTTTGTTACAATAAATCTTAGTGGGTAAGGCTTTAATCACAGCTAACTCTATAGGGACTTTCCACGTTGTCATATTCATTCCCAGATGTGGATCACCATACTTCTTCAAACAATCTTTAGACAATAGCATAAAAACTCCTAGCACCAAGAGGCTAAGCTAACTACGTTAGCCTGCTGTTTTGGTATCATTGAAATATGTGGTGAAGCTAAGTTCAAACCACTAAGACACATATATCGAAGTGAGTCAAGAAGATGGTCGTCAGATTTATTTATCTTCCCTTTCTCATCTCGGTGGTACATCTTCATCTCTCGCTCTAGATTCTGGCAGCTTTTAAATATCTTGAGCCTACCAGAACTAATCCTAGACCAAACTTCGTATATCCCTGCCTCAACAGCTTTGTTAGCTGGGTATATCTTTAACCCAAACTGTTTAGAATAAATATCCCATAGGTTAAGGCCATCAATCTGGCTTCTTCCCCGCGCAGCAGTGTCAATCACACCTTTCATCCAACCGCCACCGCGTCTCTTAATAGCGTCAGCGTGAACAACAGGTTCACTCTGCTGACCGTAGTATTCATCGTAAATATAAAGAGTATCTGTATCCCTATCCAAAGCGCCAAATACCGCAGCGGTTACTTTCCAACCGACGTCCATCCCGTACACCTTAGACCAATACTTAGGTATATCAAAGTTCTTAACGTACACAGATTCGTCGCAAGGGAATATTAAACCCGCACCTATGGTTGGTAATCCCTTGCTCCTGGCATCCCTTTGATTAGGAGGTATAGCGTCTAGCATCTCTTTCTTAGATTCAGGAGTCAAGTGAGGGGCGTCATCCCAGGAGGCTTGAATCATGAATTTAGAAGGACGCCACTCATCAGGAGCACTCAGGTCGGAGGGCTTTATCTGCGACCCCATGAAGGACTTGATAACATCTGACATTCCTCGGAGTGGGGTAAATGTACACAAAATAATTCCATTCGTTGTCATCGTTCGTATAATAGCCTCGGCATAAATATCCATAGGGGGTTCTTCGTCCATCCAGATCACATCCTGCTCTGTGCCTTGCCATAGTTCCCTCCCTTGCTCGTAGGTCTTGAGAGTAATAATAGAGTACCCACCACACTTGTGTTTAACGTGAATAGTCTCAACAGCATCAGGAATATTTCGCTTGGTTGTTGTCTTGATAATAAACTCTTTAGGAATCATACCTGTACCAAATTCACCAGGATTTCCAAGGAGCTTCTGTTGAATAATATCTCTAACCGAAATGGATGTATCCCCACCTATCCAAATCTTAACGGGTCTGTTAAATACCTTACCATCCCACCACGGTTGGTAATCTCCAGTAGCGTGAGCAGTAATCTCCTCAGCCCCAAGTATTGTCTTACCAACACGGTTGCCTGCCATGAACATTCGCTCTCGGTAACTAGCACCTGCCTTAATAAACTTCATATGGGCACCGTACAACTCTCGTCTTAGTGGCCCCGTATCTGGAAACATATCGTAATAAATACGACCTTTCTTCAACTCACCTAACTTATCTATAGCCTCAAAGAGTTCCCTCTTCTCTGTTGTGTTTAGGTGTTTGGTATAGCTCTCTACGAGAGACGAAGTTAGTGTATCTAATAGTTTAGACATAATTACCTCCACTAACTGATTCTACCAGACTAGATGTTAGTGTATCAAGTAACTTACTCATTTCCACGCTCCGCGTACTGCTCGTCAGATACTTCATAACTAACTTCAATTATCTTAGCTGTATCGTGTGCTATCTGTCGCCTCTCGTCATCTTCGTTACTCTTCTGAAAGAAACCAACCAACTGAGGTGCTAAAGCCTCTATCTTACGAATAAGCATATCCTCGGCGTTTACACCGTCTTCGACTCGTACCGTCTGGGTATCTGTCCAACCAAATCTATTCTTCAAAGCAAACTGAATACCAGAGTTATTGTACTTATTCAAGATCAAACTCTCTTCGTACCAGTTCTCCATCATCTGAGCTGTCTGTTCCATAATAGATTTAAACTCAGGGTAAGAGGAGTAAGCATAAAACTGATCTCTGTGCATCTTCAAGTGGACCATAAGGCCACTCTTCGTTGGGGGTTTATTCTTAGCCCTTACCGTTGCAAAGTAATCTATAATCCGATTCTTCATACGGAGAGGTGTGTACTTCCGCTTACGGCCTGTCTGAGCTAGGTGTTTAAACTGCTCTCTCAACTCCATCTTCTCTTCCATCTTCAACGAGTTAAGCATCTTCTGTTGCTCTTTATACTTCTTCATAAGGCGGTTGTAGTCCTTGCGTGCAACCTTCTCTACGTCTGAAGCAGCCTCTTTCCTAGCAATCTTCTCTGTCGTCGGGCGGTCTACCATCCTTTTGTCTTTAATAGTATCCCTAATATCCTCACTAATATCACCGTTGGTATCCACGAACCCTGCGCTTTCCAAGCACTCTGTATCAACAATTTCTAGTTCCTCTTGCATAGTGTACCTCTTTTCTATAGTTGTCCGACATAATGGGAGATAGGATACATTATAATATGGGGATAGTTTTCCGACACTCTAAATATCAGTCCCAAGTGCATGTG